CTTAATACTTGGCTTTGACTCATGCTGGTATAGGATTGTATCCTCAACTGTTAGCATGGCTTACCTCCAGCTAGTTAATACCAAATACTGCCACGTGCATTATGCCATATTCCCTAACACCAGTATAGATAGGATACATCAGTTTGAAATAGGTTGTAGTCTTGATACCTATGCCGTAATTAACCAGCTTATTTATGGTCATGGGTTAGCCTCCTGCATTACTGCTGATATGTCCTTATAGTCCAGCTCCAGGTGCCGACATATCGGACATAACCTCTTACCTCCACCATTCCTCTTAATCTGTAATTCCCGCTTCATAGCCGATGACCGGTCAGGATAATCTTCCTGTAAAACTAACTGCCATTGTATCCCTTGATTATTGGCATATCTTACCAGCTTGGAGCCATTACCTTGCCGGTGTTTGTCCAGCCTGGCTGGCAAGTCTTTGGTATAACCGACATAATGCTGGCAATTAGCCTTACCAGCTTGCCAGTATGGCCGGTCAAAGTGTAGGATATAGACTATAAACCTATCATTATACATTCTACCTGTATTATAACATAAACTATTGCAATTGTCAATAGCTGTGGTTTTCAGCTTGATACTGGCAATAGCTCAAATGTTCTAATATGTTCTGCCATTATTCCTTTAGTACCTAGCCAATGTTCCTATTTTAGGCATAGAAAAACCGAGGATGGCAACTAATCCTCGGTTCCTCAATTTGGCTACTTTACAGGTTGAAGCTTTCCTTCGGCAATTGCCCGCTTTTTGACGGCATTTTTAATACTCCATTGTGCTGAATTGCTTTCCGCAGCTTTCAGCTTTGCCTTATCCTCGTCTGTGGCAAACCTGTCAAAGATATCAGATAGGCTCACACCGTATTCGGCGGTGCTTTTGCCGCCGCCACCACCTCTTGATTGCTTGACTGCTGGGACTGCCAGGGCTACACTCTTATACTGGATTTCCTCTGTGTCCAGCTTGAATGTAAAGCCTGTAGCTTTGACTGCGGTTAGCTGGTTAAGAACATCTGGAATTTGCCTTACAGCTTTGTAGATTGATGTAGCCAGCTTCTCCCTTGCTCCGGCTAATGCTTCGGCTTCCTTCCTAGCCTGTTCTTGTGCAGCTTTGGTGATTTCAGCCTTCATTTTGTTTAGCTGTTTAATAGCTTCCATCATCCCAGCGTCATCACCTTTGGCTATGCAGTCTGCAATCTGTGCCTTGATTTGTTCAAGTGTTTGCTCTGCCATTGTAACCTCACTATTTGGAATAGCAATTTGGATTTTACTCTAGCTGATAGGACATAGGAGCTTGCTCATCTATCCTGGTTGTTTAACGTGTTCTACTTCCTGTAGTATGATGATAGATTCTGTGTCTGAATACTTGGATAATTCCCTAGCACGTTTGAGTGCTTGCTGGTATGTGAAGTCTGGTACTTCTAGAGTACCAGTAGATTGACCCTTAATGCGGAAGTATACACAATAGCTTGTTCGCATAGTAGTAACACTCCTTTTTCTGTATTACTCCTATGCCCTAGCAGCTAGAGTAATTCGCTATTCATAGCTGAATTGTCTTTATGAAGGACTATCAGCTTTGTTAACGTGCTAGTTGGCTATTACCACTTCCAGCCAGCTTGTGAGTCTATACTCACTATGTATAGTCTAGCACAATAGGACATACTTGTCAATAGGACGGATGCTCAGCCCGCAAGGTTGATACTTTCGGCTCATTTTAGCACAAATGTTCTATTAGCTCATCTGTTCTACCCTGCCAGCATAAGAACATTTGTTCTACCTTCCATCTAGGCACGGGTCAAGGCAATTAGAGATAGGTTTTTATTTTTCTATATCCACTCTGGAAATTTCAAATTTTTAGATTTTCCAATTTCCTATAAATCCATGGGAAGTTGTTGGAGTTAGATTTGAGGTAATGCCTACCAATCCAGCGTAATGGGTGGAGGCCATAAGCCCGATGTCCAAGTTGGAGGGTAAATCCTGTTTGGTAGAGGGTTCTGAGGATTTCAAGCCTAGTCATTCTTTCTTACCTCCATCCCAGTGTATTTTGAACTTCCTTATCTCAAAGCAATACAGACAGTAAAACTCATTAGCCTTGCCTGCCCTGAATGGCAGCCAATGATGGGCACCAGTATTATGCTGAACCTGTAACGGTATCTCAGGATTGATAGGCGCATCAGGACAACGCCAGCTGTTACCAGCCAGGTAGCATTGGTATTTGCTGCCGTTAAACTGCTTGGTTATAGCCTCTCTAGCCATTTCTTCGGCACTCCTCCAACCTTTCTCATCTCCAACATTAAGTCAGCCATTTGACATTCCAACTCTAATACCCTAAGTGGCTCTGAGCCATTATCCAGCCTATTAAGTCTCTGTATGCAGGAATGATACCGCCTAGTTAATAGGTATCTCTGTTGCTTATCCTTATCATTGAGTTCCAACCTTGGCCTACTCCTTACCGGAGCTACATAAGGATTCATATCCAAATAGTCATAACCCTGTTTAAGCCAACATTCTGGATGATAGCATTGCTGGACATTCCATCTCCTCCCATCAGCACCTTTGTTCCAAAAGAAAACAACTACCATTGGCTGTGCTACCTCTATTTGCTGTTCACACCATTTACAGGTAGCCTGCTTACCGCACCAGCGAAAGGTGACATTTGGAATAGTCATTTACCAGAAACCTCATAACAAGGGCATTGTTTATTCCAGCTATGACATTTTAAGGATGCTTTCATACCTTTAAGGCATTTAGGCTTAAAGGATGGATAGCCAGTAGTAGTATAATATATACACAGTTCTATCAATGTCCTGTCTCCTGATAACATTTAAGATGGTAAGTAATCTCAGCCTTAGTAACTCTATGAGTTAAAGTAATCCTCCTGCCATCATGCCTGTTAATAGCCTTACCACAACCAGGACAAATAGCAAGCCTTAACTTAGACAATGCTATATCTCCTTTCTTCCTCATGCTTCCTTCTAATTAAGTCCCAATTCCTACCCTTAACCAGATAAGTAGGAAATACGACTCCACACTCACATTCAAACAACTTTTTACCAAAAGCTGGATAATGAACAGCACAACCAATCTCCACGGAGAGCTGGCTGCCCAGTTCATCTATTTCCATATTACTACTCTGCATATAGTAGCCCCATCCAGTCATATTACTCATTGTCCCTATCATGCCAAATACCTCCGAACTGTCCGGACACTTACTATGAGTTCTTTGGCAATTTCCTCCAGTGTTAATCCTTCCTCAGCTAACTGTCTCGCCTGCTGCTTCCTTCTGTAAATTACCCCCCTATCTTTTCCTACCTCTATCTCACAGAATCCCAATCCACAATTGAGGCAGCAATCTACACCTTCCCGTGAATCAGGGTCTTTAATTCCCCTCCTCTCCATCTCACTACATAGCTTCATATTTATATTGTAGCATAATGGAAGAAACTTGTCAAGTGCCTGGAATATTCTATTAGTATAAATAGTATTAGATAGACTAAAATATATTTCTAAAGTGTGTCAAATTTGTTGCGATAGATTTGACATTGTGTTATAATGGGGATATGAATAAGTTGGAAATTGTTTTGAGGATGAGGCAGGAAGGGCTTACCTATCAGGCAATAGCTGATGTTTGTGGAGTAAGTAGACAAAGAATCCAGCAGATTTGTGCCAGCCCTGAGAAATGCATCAGTTTCAAAAGATGGGGTATTGATGGAGAGAGGAGGAAGGGTAACAGTAGAGGTAGAAAGAGGGTTTGGAAAGATAAAAAGGATTATCATAGACACAATGTTTTAATAATAAACGGTAAATATCGCAAGGTACGCAAGAGGGATTGGACAGGATATTGTGAGATATGTGGTAAAGTTGTTGAGAAACGATTACATTATCACCATTGGGATGATGATAATCCACAATGGGGTATTTGGGTGTGCCAGCGTTGCCACATAGGATGTGAGTTTATGGAACATGGGTTTGGTGGTAAGTATACAGAATTAAAGGTTGCTATACAAAACTCATCTAATAAGTAGACTAAAAAATATTGAAGCTAAACTTGCAATCTGAGCTTATTTGTGCTATACTAGAGACAAGAGGTGGATAATGACAAAGCACTCTAGGAATTTAACCGAGAATAGTGCGGAGTTGATGGAACAGACTGGGACAAGTCCTACAGAAGGTATGATACAAAGCCTACTGCCACTGTATATGGATGGAGACAAGAAGGCAGCTTACCTTGGCTATCTTGTGGCAGGATTCTCCAGAGTAGAGGCCAAAAGACTGACTGGTATCCATGATAAAACCCTCACCCGTTGGACCCAAAATGACCCTGACTTTGTGGAGTTTGTATCCAAGATACCAGATGTAAGAAAGGATTTATCCAACCAACTTCTGGACATTGAATTCACCCGTAATTTCAAACTTGTCCTTACCAAGGATTTCAAAGTTCTGTATAAGGATGCTACCGGCAAACCTCTTAATGAAAGGGAACAGCAATACCTAGCTATCATCAGGAAATTCTACACTCCACAACACCTAGCCCTCCTCAGACAGTTATTGGCTGGTGATGGTAAGGTTAGAGAGGATGCTCTGGATTGGACAAAAACTGTCCTTGAGATTAGGCTGTCAAGAGAGGAAAAACATGGCTGAAACCTGTAATAAGTGTGGTACTCCAATGAGGGTAGCTACAAAGACTGATAAGCAGGTATTGTGGAAATGTCCTATCTGTGGACAGATGGAGTTAGTCCAGGTTATAGAGAGGAATGAGGTAAGGTAATGGCCAGAGGTTATCGTGCAACACCCCGTCAAGCTAGTGCAGGACGGCGTAATCTGCTCAAGGCTCAGGTAACCAGAATAGGAATCCGAGGCGAGAGGAAAAGGCGTGAAGGTATGCGTGGAATGTCAAAGAATATACCTTACAAGGCTAGATGAGTGTCCTGAGTGTGGTTGTAAGGAATACAATATTTTGCTGTTTCCATTTTATAATGATATAGAACAGTATCAGGAGGAGGAAAATGGCAGCAAAGAGATGGATAAGCCAAGCGATTAAGAGGCCAGGAGCCCTCAGAGCCACAGCAAAAAGGGAAGGAGCACTCAAAGATGGTATCAGTAAGTCATGGCTCCGTAGGGCTGCTAAGAGGTCAGGAGTTACTGGTAGGAGAGCAAGGCTGGCAATCACTTTATCCAAGATGCGTAGAAGGAAATAAATGGCTACCGATGTTAAGGAAAAATTTAGGGAGCTGATTACAAATAAGAGAAAACTTATTGAGTCCTTCTTTGTGGTTGAGACCAAGCAGAGGCGGATAGTTCCTTTTGTCTACAACCCTATTCAAGATGAGGTGGATAGGACTCAGACTGGCTTTGATATTTGGGTCAAGCCAGCTCAGATAGGTTTTTCTACAGAGAGGATAGCCAATAGACTGGCAGATACTTTAACTACTCCAGGTACAAATACTGTTTTAGTTGCCTATGAGGACTTTATTACCCAACGGCTATTGGGCAAGGTTAGCTTCTTTTATAACCATTTAGCCAATTTAGGAATACCAGGTTTTCCTGAAATCCATCATGATTCGGATTTGTTAAAAACATTCAAATTCCTTGTTGATGGTAAGCTGATTGGTATTAGCTCCATCTATATAGCATCAGCCAGGAGTAAAACAGCAGGCAGAACCGAAGCTATCCACCACCTATTGTTGGATGAGCATGCCTTTTATGTCCCTGAGGCTACTGAGAGGGTAATAGCCCCAGCCATGGCAAGAATACCGGCTGGTGGTACAGTGGATAGTTTTTCAACTCCCAACGGTGAGGAAAATGAGTTCCACGATTGGTATATTGATGCTAAGAAGGGCAGCTCCATATTTACTCCTCATTTCTTTGCCTGGTTCATGCATCCAGAATACTCCATATCCCTAGATGACCCCAGGATTAAGGAGATACCAGAAACAGATAAGCCAGAGTTCAACCTCAATACTGAGGAGGAAACTCTCCACTACCTAAAAGGACTCAGTTTTGACCAGATAAGATGGCGCCGTTGGATGATGAAGGTAATGGAGAGTCTGAAAAGGAGAGGAGAGACCAGAACTTTATTCAAACAGGAATTTCCAGAGGATGATGTCTCCTGCTTTCTAGCCACTGGTGATATGTATTTTGACACCAACACTACGGATAAGCTGGCTGAGAATTGTTACCCAGCTCCTCAGAGCAGGGATAATCTCCAAATCTGGTTTCCTCCGGAAAAGGATAAAAAGTATCTGGTAGCTATAGACCCTGGCCAGGCCAGAATTACTCAGACAGCCATAACAGTCCTATGCTTTATCCAGGATGAGAATGGTAATAACAGAATTAGGTATTGTGCCAGAGATGTGGGACTCTATGCTCCAGAGGTAACTGTCCGTAAGGCTGTAGCCGCCAGCGACTATTATGGCCGGGCTGAAATTACCTGGGAGGATAATAGTCATGGCTTGGCTATTACTGAACTATTGAAAGGTCGTAAGCCAATCTATATGAGGAAGGACATTATTAGTGGTATAGAGACAAGGAGCCCTGGTTGGAGAACTACCTCAGGCAACAAGGACTATATGCTCCAGCAGGTGGAGAAGTATCTCTATGACCTGGAGTGTTATGACATTGAATTTATCCATCAATGTCGTAACCATAGACTTATTGGTGATAAGGTAGCTGTAGTTGGCCCTAATGACATCTTTATGAGCTTTGCTGTAGGTGCGGTTTGTTTATCGCCTAATAGAAGGAAGGTAGGCTATGTCGGCCGAGGGGGCTGGCGATGGTAATAAAAGGGAGGAGTAAGATGAAATTCTCATTTAAGGTTTGGGAACTTACCATTACTATTAACCTGTTTGACCTTAATCCTAGTGATAAGAATATCCAGATAGGCATTACAATATCTTGGTGAGGAGGGTAATATGGCTTTAACTGCGGATGATTTGATACAGAAATGTGGTAAGTTGAAAGGGAAATGGTCAACCAGAGACCGTAAGATTAGGGACTGGTATAAAATCCTCCAGCTAGAGGACAAGCTCAAACAGGAGGGTATGGAGTCCGTAGTCTCTAATGACCCTAAGACTGGATATAACCTTGGCAGATGGCTCTTAATCAGTAGCATTATCAGCCACAAGATTGAGGGTGAGGAATTTACCCCAGAGGAAGTAACAGCTACCAGCCAATTAGAGTCATACTTTATCAAACGCTGGGCCAATGAGGAGGAAAGGTATAGAAGGTCAGGTAGGCAGAGATTTACATCCAAGTTAGTTAGCCTCCTACTTGCCACTGGCTGGTACAGTGTCTTTGCTATGGCTACTCCAGACCGAGTCTGGGCTGACATTTGGAATCCGATAGAAGTCTATCCAGAGTTTGGCTCAGATGGTCTAATTGAGGTAGCACATATCTACACAATGACTCCTGCTGAGGCTAATAGGAAGGCCAAGTTACAGGGTTGGGAAACCAAGCAGAGGATTACCCATAATACCAGTCTTTATGATTACTGGGGCTTTGATGACGATGGAGATATTACCAATGCCATTGTATTGGGTCAGGAATACGTCAAGCCTCCTGAGAAGGATATATATATTAACAGGCTAATGCAGAAATTGGGAGAGCCTACTATGCCAGTGTTTGTCTCTCCCTGTGGAGGCTTACCCGATGAAGGTGCTATAGCCCAAAACAAGAAATGGCAGGAAAACTTTGGTGAGGCCATAGTAGCTACCAATGAGCGGATGACCCTGACCTATAACAAAATGTTGAGTTTCATCCAACAAGCAGCCAGGTCAGCAGCCCAGCATAGATGGTATGAAAAGACCACCAGTGATACTACTATCCTGACTGAGGAGAATATTGATAAGTGGGGAGCCATTTTCCACCTTGGTCCCAACGATGAGATAGGGGCTGTCCAACCTCCTCCAATACCAGTAGAACTAAGGACTGCCATGTTTGAATACTCCAATATGATACAACGAGGGTTGTTTCCATGGGTATTACATGGCAACCTGCAACAGCAACTAAGTTATCTGGCTATGGCTAATGTAGCCTCCTCAGCACTGCAACAACTAACTCCTTATGAGGAGGGGCTAGAGGGAGTCCTAAGTGATGTGGACAACTTCTGGTATAACATGATGAAGGCTAACAAGTTCAGCCCTCATAGATTCAAAATGCCTACCAACCTACCAGAGGAATTCAGATTCAAGGTTACCAGTGAAATACAAATCCCTGGCTACATGGTTCAAAGAGCCACCATTGCTAGGATGCTTAATCCCAATTTTAGATTACCTCAGAGATGGATAATGGACAGAATGTTCCCCGAGGTTCAGGATACTATAAGAACCCAAGCCCAGGTTAGGGAGGAAGATGCCCTATCCCATCCCAAAGCAATAATGGTTGATGCTATACTAGCCTATAGAGCCCAAGCTGGTAGGCTAAGGAGAGCCGGTGATATGGATGCCGCCGCCCTGTATGACAAACTGGCTGCTAGTGTAGAACAGGAGATAGGGTTACCCCAACAGCCAACTCAGCGACCTACTCCTGGCAGAGAGGCTGGAGCTGAGACGGGTGGTATCTTGAGGGAGGTTATGCCTAGGGAAGTTGCCGAACCTACTACTGGATTAGGAGAGCTGTAAAATGCCTAATGGAGAACAGAAAAGTCCATTCCAAAAGTTGTTGGATGATTGGCAGAAAAAGGCTGAGAGCCACTTCACCAGACTAGAGCGGCTTGGCACTAGAGGGCAGGAACTGGAAACTGAACTTATCAGTCTCCAGGAACGTGGAGCCTGGACTGAGAAATTACCAGAACCAATATCAGCCATAGCCAAAATAGCTGAGCCATACATACTTAGTTGGGGCCCACTATCACCAACCACTCCAGCCATCAAACAGAGAATGGGCCAGGTCAAGACTGACCTGGAGGATGTGGCCACCAATATGGCTAAGGAACAATTCTATGCCAATATTTATAGTGTGGTTCCACAGAACCTTCTAGCTCTACAACAGATTTCCGAGGCTGGAGCTACTCCAAAAGACCCTAGTACGTTTTTTGCTAATGTAGAGGATGTATTTAAGACCTTTACCCCTCCAGAAGGAATGACTCAGGCTGAGTTGGATGATGTTAGGAAGGCTGTGGAAGGGATATTCCAATCAGTTAGGGCCGGACAGCCATTAGAAGCTGGTGAGGAGATGGCCCCAGAGCTACTGCCTGAGCTGGAAGTTCCAGCACCAGGTATCACTGGCCCTGTTACCCTCCAAGTAGCTACAGTCCAATCCATATTACAATCATTACAAGCTCCAGAAATGCCTGAACCAGTATTACCAGAATCAGAATGGCAGGAGCTATTTGACCAGCTTTATCCAGAATATGCTGATTTGTCCGCTGTGGAAAAGATTGAGGCACAAGCCAAAGAGATATTGGCTGAATCCAAACTCTACAATGAACAGTTGGGCCAGACCAGGAAAGCCATAGCCGAGATGCCCGATTACAAGCTAACTGACTTCCTCAAGGAAATGGCGGTAATGCCCGGAGTAGCCCTGTTGGAGGTCGGCAGAAAGTATTTTGAGACTACCAGCCAGCCAATGGCAGCGGCTCTGTATAAAACCTTTATCCCTGATATAGAACATTTATACCAACAGCATAGAGCTACCTCTGATAGTGATTGGCAAGCCCTCCAGAAAGCTTGGGAGGAATGGGATGCCCCATTCAGTGGTGTTCCTGAGTTCCTGCTGAAATATATGGTAATGGAAACCATTACCGACCCTCTAATGTGGCTCAGTGTATTTACCTTAGGAGCCTCAATGACGGCCGGTATGACAGGTAGGTTTGCCCGCTTTGCCACAGTTTTGAACAAGGCTAATAGAGTTATCTTTGCCCCATTTGAAGCACCATTCAATGGTATTAAATGGCTAGCTGGTAAGATGCCAAAGACCATATCACAGAGAGCCTTGATAGCTGCTGATTGGAGTGGTAAATGGGCAAAGGTAAGCCTGGAGAAGTTTGCTGGTAAAGGCAAGCTGGTCAACCGTGGTATGACTATGAAGGATTGGACTAAGATAGCCAACCGTTCTATCCGATATGCTTTTGACAATCCTCAGGCAACCGATGAATTAGCCCAATTTGGTAGAGCCTTGCTAATGCACAATCCATTAGACCAGGATACCATACTGAGATGGTCTGAGAGATTGGGAGCAGGACTAACCAGAGAACAAATTACCAGAGAAATGGTTAGTGATGTTAATGCCATATTTGAATCTGTATTCCAGAAATATGGTAGCAAGACTGCCAAGCTAATGACAGTTAACGAAGGTGCTGGTAGGATATTGGAAATATTTGGATTGAGAGGCGGTGAGCCAAAACTATTTAACCAGGCTGCTAACCTGTTAAGCCGTAGAGCCGGTAACATAGTAGCCGAGGCTAAGGCATTTGCCAGATTGAGTAATCCAGGTAAGGCTCTTAATGCACTGGTTAAGAGGAATTTCCGTTACTATATTAGCCAAATGGAGCAGGCCGAATGGTTGAAGCAGGCTACCAGAATCCAGAGCTTTATAGCTGGAACTGAGTTAAAGGTTCAGGCTGTATGGCGTAAATATGTGGAGCAAACAATTATTAGACCTACTGCCGAATCATACCTAACCTTTGGTATGTATGGCCCAATGAATGTTATTGAGGATTATTGGAGGTCAATACTAGGTGGTGTATTCCCAAGGAGAATGACTACTGATAGGTTTGCCCATATTAGTAAAGGGCTTGCTGTTGACCCTGACTTGGTTAATCCTGCCCTTGGAGTCTCTGAGACTATGGGCAAACTTACAAGGAGAGGTGGTGAGGAAGAATGGAATAATTGGATACTCCAACTAGCTGTGGTAGGACAGAAGGAATGGGCAGACAAACTTTATACAGGCCTGGTAAGATTGCCTGGCGGATTTGGTATGGACTTGAGGAGAAACTTTGTAGGTCAGAAATACCTAGTCCTGTTCAAAGAGATGGGTGGAGAGAAGTTTGAAGCCATTGTCCGGGCTGAGGGCAGATTACCACAACTAGTTGACAAGAAGCTGGTTAGAGAGCTAAGACAGGCTGTGGTAGATGCCAAAACCACCCTAGACCTGGATAGTATTAGGTCTGTTAAAGATTTGTTTACCCGTAAATCTATTTATAGGAAAGAAGTAAACAACATCCTTAAAGAGCATCCTGATTTACCTAATAGTGTAAGGGACTTTATTATCAAGGAATTTGACGATAATACCTTATATGTTGATGGCATTAGGTCAGTTAATAAGGTAATGAGAGATGCTAATAGTAGATTGGTAGAAGAGTACCTTAGAGGAGCTGAACTAGCCACCAAGCAATTCCAAGCCCTAACCGATGAGTTAGCCAAGCTGGAGGTAAGAAATCCAGAGGAAATGGCCCACCTGATGGTTAACCTCAACATAGCCAGCCAGGTCTATGGAGCCACTCCAAAACAGATAATGGCTCAAGCTACCATCAGGAGTAGAGGACTACCATTGGCCGAGAGGCGGGCTCATTTTGACAAGATTTATGACGATATTCTGGAGTTTATGGAAAAGTCAGGTAATAATCTGGAAACCTTGTTAGGTAAGATGAGGGCTGACGTAACCAAATTCAATTTTGGTAAGGATTGGGCTGACAGGTCTCAAAGGTTATTTGACCTGTTAGAGTCCAAGAGATTACTGGCTGACAAGTTCCGTGCTGAGAATATGGCTTGGCGTAGAGAGACCTTTGCCAAAGTAGGTAGAAAAGACCTAACCAGTGATTGGTGGGATGATTTCTACCGCAATATAGATAGTCAATACCACGACCTTAACCTCCAAATGATGAAGCTGGATGGAGATATAACCAGAAGTTTGCAGGCTGTAGATATGGCTGCTGGTATCCAACCATTCTCCAGACCAGCTATTAAAGTTACTGATAGAGTCCTTACTCCTTATGATGTGGGCCGGCTGGTGGGTGCTCAAGGTGATGACCTATCCAGAGCTATTATGGACAACCTCACCATAGTCAATGATAGAGATGGCTTTATAGAATATGTTATGGCTATGGTAAGAACTGGAGATGAAGGCTTTACCAGAGAAGCTGTTGGTGATGTTTATGACCAGCTAGTCAGGAGTTTGAGGGTTAATCCAGAAGCAGTTAGCTGGATGACCTCCAAACAACTAGAGATGAAGGCTGTTAGAGAGGATTTACACCATCTCTACCATGCCAAGTTGCTTCCTGATAATGAGGTAGCCGAGATTGGTAGGTATGTGGATGAAACTGCTGATATGGTGGAGAAGTTGGCATTTGAACCAGGTATGGTTGGTAAGAAGCCTGTTACTAAACTTATATTGAGGGAGGAGTTACATCCATCTGGCTCTACTATATTAAGGGATTATGATACCAAAGGTAATGTTACAGGTAATTTTATCCAATATAGAATGACCAAAAATACTATGAAAATTGAGGGTATAAATGTTGCTGAGGAAGTTCGTAGGAAGCATTATCTAAGGCTAGAGGGCGGACAGTCCATATAGATTTGGCAACTGATGAGGGAGCTGGGATAGTAAAGAGCCTTGTGGATAAGGGTATAATAACAACTAATAAAGCTCCAATAAAGATGGCTGAAATAACGGTTACCAATATAAATTTACCAAAAGCAAAACTCATTACTGGTAAGCCTTCAATTAAGCTAAAATCTGATTATCAAGGCTTACAAGACCTCAGACAACAGGCTATGGATGAAGCCCAAAAATGGTATTACAAAGAATATACCGACTACTCCAATGCCAATGTATTTGACTCCATAATGAAAGCCATTTATCCCTTCTGGCGCTATGAGTCCCAGAGATGGTTCTGGCTACCCCGCTCATTTATTAGGCATCCAGGAACCTTTACTGCCTATGAAAGATGGCAGGATAATACTGACTATGGCTATATCCCAGTAGCAGGAACCAGTGTTGAAGTCAATCCATTTAGAGGAACTATCTATGGCACCCT